CATTTAAAGGTATTCCCAATTTATCTGCAAGTGTTTTTGCTTGGTCAAAGTATTTATAAGATTTTAAACCAAGTCGAAGTTTCTTCATCTTACCCTCAACATATTCGAACAACTTTTCATGCGCCATGATAACATTATCTCTTGCAATATTAAATTGTTCTAAACATTTGTAAGTCGTTTCATTTACTTTGAACTGTCTAGTATGACAGTAAGATGAACCAATAACCCATAGTTTAAAATCACTATCCCACTCGGAATTGAGTTTAATTATACTCTTATCCTCATTAGAACTATTTTGAAAACCAAGATAAGTATTAATAGCTGTTTCATCTTGATAAAACTTTGGATTTCTTTTTGAATAGTCATGCCCTAATTTTAATTTAAAATCTGGATCAAAACCATTTTGATTTTTTAGATGATCTCTATAATAACTATAAGCGAACTCATACTTATCACTTAATTTGAAATCAATATTGATATCATCTGTTGCGTCATACTCTTTACCCTCATCATTAACTTTAGTTATTGGGTGTTGAAAGTTGAAGCAATTATCGTGGTACAACTCGCCACCAGATCGACCATACTTATTGCTCATTCTTCTAACAGTATCAATGTCCTCTTGTGGTTGATGTTCTCTTACAATTTCTTCAACCAATTTTTTGGTAATTGTTCGAATGTCATTGTAAAATGCAATCGCCTTTGTATGTGCTTGTTTCATTGGACTTTCTTCTCGTTCCCAATGATTTTGAAATACATCAGCTATTACTTTTCGCTTATCTGCGTTTAGTGTTTGTCGTTTTTGTGTCATATATTTCCTTTCATAATTATTTTTAAATTATCACTTGACAAATCATTTGTCAAGGACTATATAGGATTTAGGTTTTTTTGATTGTACACAACCTTATAAACTAAAACAATCTGGGACAACTTCTGGTTGTGCTGTACATCACACCGCTATTCGTAGCCGTCTTTGTGCAGTGAACAGCCAGAACTGATCCCTGGTCCTGTGCAAATACATCCGGCTTCAGGGGTACTAGATGTCGGTGAGAGTACCTAACAGGACCTGGGATCAGTGCTATGACCGGACGGCTTCAGTGCTGATCCCTGGTCCAATGATCACGCCGAAAGGCCTGAACCCTA